CAGCCTGAGCGGACGCAACTGACCATCGGCAACGCACTTGCCACATCTGGCGATATTATCAACAGTCTGGCAAAAACTGTGGACAACTACGAGGGCCGGGCGGCGGTCTGGGACCGCGCAAACGCCTTTGATATCCAGGGTGTCCTTGATGTGATCAACAATCAAATCATCTCGTCAACTGGCAACTGGTACACGGATCCAACAACCGGCGCCATCATGCTTGTGACATCCGATGGCACAAAAGCCATGAGGCTCACCGGCGCAGGATGGCAGATTGCAGACAGCAAAGTTGGTGGAGTATGGCAGTGGCGCACAGCCGCCACCGGATCCGGCATTGTGGCGGACCAGATCACCACCGGCACACTCAACGCCGGCCTTGTAACAGTCGGAGGGACTGGGACGACTCTGGACGGGACCAGCCTGCAGATTATGCACCCGACCATCAGTAACACAGCAAAGACGATCATTGATGCGGCTGGAATGAGAATGCTCGAGAATAACGTAATGCTGGGCGGAATGCTCCGTAAATCTCAAGATTTGATCATGTCCGCCGTCCAAGCTCTCTGGAATCCACAAAATCAAAATCAATACGTCCTCCTGACGCCTGGACTGTATGAAGGTGAGGAGGATGGCTTAGCATTTTACGGCGGCTACACCGGGGGCCAGTTTATTCAGGGCCTCGGCGCCGCTCTCACCTGGAACCTGGGTGCTATATCACTGCGCGCACTGAATGGTGTAAACTCTCATTTATACCTGGGTCAGTCGTTTGATGTCGACTGCAGCAGTGGCATGAGCATAACGCCCAAAAGTAATTATCATTTTGAGTTGGGCACCAACGATAATTTGCTGATACGTACACCCAACTGGAACATCTCAGAATCCAGCAACGGGAGACGTTTAAGGCTGAGCGCCGTGAACGAAAATTGCAGCATCGGCATGGATAAGCAAACGGGAAATATCTCCTTCTCGTTTATCGACAGCAACGGCAACCCCTCACAGTTGTCAATCAGGGATATTGATGACGGTATCATGCACGGATAAAGGAGTGATATTATGGATTTTCCAGGCAGAACGTTGCGCGCGGTGTGTGATATCTCCACCGGCACGCTTAATGTTACGCAGAGGCCGCCGGTGTACACTCGCGAGACTGGTGCGCTGGCAGTAGAGGTGGAGCTGCGCAAAAACGGGACTGTGTATGCCCCGTCTGCAAGCGTATCAGCAGGGATGTACCTGTTTTGGCCAGGATCTCCGTACATGACAGACCTGATCACCATGACGATCTCTGCAAATGTCCTCAGAGGCACTTTTAGCGATGTGATGACCGCAAAAGCTGGACGCCCTTTGCTGGTGATCCAGCTGCAGGATACAGGGACGGGCGATCTGATTGTTGCTGCAGCGGAGCCGATCCTGATCGCCAACGTTGAGGGCGATATCGTTGTGACAACCCGGCCCCCGACGCCAGCAGAGGTTGTGTACATCGGGAGATCTCCGTACATCGATATGACAACCCTCCATTGGATGGAGTGGGATGTCAATAGCCATATGTATGTTGATACCGGCGTGCTGTCCAAAGGCGGAGGCGTGGAAACTGTCAATGGCATATCCCCGGATCCGTCCGGCAACGTCGAGATCACCAAGTCGGATGTTGGTCTGGGTAACGTCGACAACACCTCTGATGCAGATAAACCGATCAGTACGGCCGCTCAGACCGCGTTGGACGGCAAAGTGCCCACCACCCGGAAGGTCAATGGCCATGCGCTGTCTGCCGACGTCGACATCACCAAGACAGATGTTGGCCTCGGCAATGTTGACAACACCAGCGATGCCAACAAGCCGATTAGTACGGCCGCGCAGACGGCACTGGACGGCAAAGTACCCATCACCCGGACGGTCAATGGCCATGCGCTGTCCAGAAACATCGAGATCACCAAGACGGATGTTGGTCTGGGTAACGTGGACAACACCAGCGATGCCAACAAGCCGATTAGTACGGCCGCGCAGACGGCACTGGACGGCAAAGTACCCATCACCCGGACGGTCAATGGCCATGCGCTGTCCAGAAACATCGAGATCACCAAGACGGATGTTGGTCTGGGTAACGTGGACAATACCAGCGATGCAAACAAGCCGATCAGCACGGCCGCTCAGACGGCGTTGGACGGCAAAGTACCAAAATCTCGGAAGATAAACAACAAGGAACTGTCGACTGATGTTACTCTTGTCGGAACAGACATTGAAGTTAGCTCATCTGACAACACAAAATTGGACTCTGCGCTAAGCTCACTTAATGACCATATTACTAATTTAAAGAACGCTCTGACTTCCGGCTCACAGGCCGACGCAATTTATCACCTTGGCTTTTATCTTGACGCAAACGGCGACCTCTGTCAGGTCGATAGTTAAGGAGGGAATGTATGGGCAAAGTTGCAACTGAAGCAACGCTCCGCGAAGGCGTTGATCTTCTTTATGTCCTTGTTAGAGGGCAGATTTTTACAAACTGGGGGCAGATCCAGGAAGTCGTAAAGCGTGGACTTGCGCAGGAATATTTTAAGATTGGCGATCAGCTTACAGTTAATTGGACGAAAGGCGAAACGCAGCATACACTTCCGTTTGATGTGGTTTCCTTTGATCCGGTTATCAAGCAGGGTGTAAGCGACCCTGTTCCTGGTCTTTGGATTCAGAGCCATTACGCAATGGATGGTGTACAGTTTGGTGCATCCAGAGCTGTATACTATTGTCAGGAAGCACTTCCTGCAGGTACATATGTCTTTGAGAATGCAACAACGTGGAGCAAAGCACTGGCCGGTAAGTATCAGTTCACGACCACTCAAGAAATTCCTGCTGGTGGTCAGATTGTCATTGGCAAAAACAACGATTTCTATACATGGGCCGCTCCCGATCAGGAGCCCGCCAATTGGAAGGTTCATACGTTTTCGACTGTCGGAAGCACTACACCGCTTGAAACGAATCTTGCGGTAACTGCTGTTGATGAAGGAACGCCACTGTTTACGTTGTCTACTTCTGCCAAATACAATGCAAATGGTGAAGGGAACCTGCAGTCTTGTGGTTACGGATATAATCGCTGGTCTTTCTCGTCCATGCGCAAGTGGCTGAACAGCAGTGCAAGTGCTGGCGGCTGGTGGACTGCAAGTGATAATGCCGACAGACCTGCACAGCAGCTTGCAACACTTGACGGTTTCACGAAAGGCTTTGATTCTGATTTCCTGTCTGTCCTTGGCAAGATTAAGGTGACAACTGCGCTGAACACCACGTCTGATTCTGAGATTGGACAAAGCGAAGATACCTATGATACGTTCTTCATTCCGTCTCTTGAGCAGGAGTACATTGTTCCGCAAGCCGCGGGGGTTGAAGGTTCCTATTGGCCTTACTGGAAAGAGCGTCTGGGACTTAACAGTCCGCAGGTAACAGGTAGCGGTGGTGCAAATGCGAACCACATCCGCTATGCGTATGACGCACGTACAACAGCCCAGAACTGCCGTTTGCGCTCCGCTAGTCGCGGCGGTGCCACCTACGCGTGGAGTGTGTCCCCCAGCGGTCATGCCAGCTACACCAGCGCGACGACCGCGTATCGCGGCTGCCCCGCTTGCGTCATCTGTTAATCATTCATCGGTGGCGCACACGCGCCACCGAACAGGAGCATTAAATGTCAGTACCAGTAAATCAGCGTACACATGGCAAACTTGAAGTATGTGTCAAGGCGCATGATCTTTGTTGTTATACGCTTCAAATTACGGCAAACAAAAAGCACTTCATACCGGAGTTTCAAGAGTCACTGACAAATCGAATTATCGAATCAGCAATTGACATCCACTCACTATGTTGGAGCGCAAATAATATTCTTGTCAACAGCATAGATGATTTGCGTGAAAGAACAATGTGCCAGGAAAAGGCTGCTATTAAGTGTAACATTCTGTTGAGCTTAATACAGATCGCAAAGAGAATTTTCCACCTGAGTACAAAGCGTGTAGTGTATTGGTCAGAAAAGGCAATTGAAGTACGGAATCTGATTCGTGCATGGCGTGAGTCTGATTTGAAGCGTTATTCAGCAAAGTTCAGATAAACTGTATGGGGTGTAGGCTGTAAGCCCAGAACTGCCGTTTGCGCTCCGCTAATCGCGGCAATGCCAACAACACGTGGAATGTGAACACCAGCGGTAATGCCAACAACAACAACGCGACGAACGCGAATCGCGGCTGCCCCGATTGCTTCAACCAATGGTTGTAAAAGCACTTCCACAAGAAGATGCAAACCAATCTTTGACGCAAGGAGCCGAATCCCCAGCCCGATGGGCGAACAATAAATCTGTGATGTGTACGACTTCATAAGGAGCCGGTTAGACTATGGACACAGATAATTCTTTTCTTGAGTCGGTTATCTCCTTTGATTCTTTGTATGAGTCAATGTGGAAGTGTAAGAAGGGCGTAATCTGGAAAGACAGTGTTGCATCCTACTGTTTAAATGGTATTGAGCGGACATTGAAACTCAGTAAAGACCTCCATAATGGCAAATACAAAGCAAGGCCTCCGATTCATTTCAAAATCACTTCTCCGAAGCCTAGAGAAATAGCAAGCATTACTTTTCGAGATCGCGTGTTTCAAAGGAGTCTGAACGACAATGTTGTATATCCGATCATGAGCAATAGCTTTATATATGACAACTTTGCCTGTCAAAAAGGCAAAGGAACAGATGCAGCTAGAAATAGGCTTGCGGAGTTTCTGCGCAAATACTATAGAAAGCATGGGCATGATGGCTATGTGGCGCAGTTCGACATACATGGTTATTACCCCAACATGAGCCATGCAGCAACACAACAGCTTTTCAAAGAGCGATTACCGTCTGAGATTTATGCAATGGTTCTCCGGATTCTCAATGAACAGTATGAAGGAGACAAAGGATATAATCCAGGCAGTCAGCTTATACAGATCGCTGGCATATCCATCCTAGACAAGTTTGATCACTTTGTGAAAGAACAGCTTCACGCAAAGCTTTACATTCGGTATATGGATGATTTCCTCATTGTCAGCCATGACAGGGAATACCTGCAACATTGCATGGATGAGATGAAGAAGCAACTGAATCAACTTGAGTTTGAGCTTAATGAGAAGAAGACAAGAATATACAGTCTGTCTGAAGGCATAGAATTCCTTGGATTCGTCCACAAGCTCACTGAAACTGGAAAAGTCATTAAGCTTATCAGACCAGAGAATGTAAAACGAGAGCGGAGAAAGTTACGCCGTCTGGTAGCAAAGTCAAAGAGGGGCTGTCTTCCACGCGAAAAGGTGGATGAATCTTATGCGGCATGGCGTAACCATGCAAGCAAGGGCAACTCTTATCATCTGCTTCAAAGAATGGATGCCTATTATCTTAATTTGTGGGGTGAAAATAATGCAGATCATAATTAACAGAGGGATGAGTCCTATGGA